CTTAATGTTGCTAAAAATAAACATTCTATTATAATCATATCGTTTTTATTTAATGTAATTTACTTCTTATAAAAAAGAATATCATAACAATTATCATAATAATTAATATAATACACATTAAACCCATAAATTTTTCAGGATATACACCTATTAAACCTATTATAATTAATACTAATAAAGTTAGTAATCCCGCTTTTATATTCTTTTTCATATGTTCATTTGCTTAATTTGCTCCAGATTGAATTTAAAGCCCATTGTCCAAATATGACCTAATATAGTATATCTTTTACTATTCTTTTTATACATTAACTGATGTAATCCTATAATACTTAATACTATAGATAGAATGTATATTACTGTTTGTCTTTCCATAATTTTTAATATTTAGTTTAATAAATAACTAATAGATAGGAGTTTTCAACCTTAAAATATATACTATTGTATATAAAGCAGAAACTTATGTTCTTTTCTTAATTTTATCTATTAGTTAAATATATAATACTAATCTACTCCTATTACTTTATAATCATGACAATATTTTTCATAGTTTGGACTAGTATTAATGTTTTATAAATGTTTATCTATCCATATTTTATTATTAACAATATTATTTATAGTTGGTTGAGTTACATTATAAATTTCCATATTCCTAATCTACCTTCTAATGATAAATAATGTGTAGCTAGAGTTAAATCATTTCTAACAATAGCTCCTTTAAGTACATATTTCCTAGCTATTGGATTGTTTCTAATAGCTTTGATTACTTCTTTCTTCTTAGATTTAGATATATTAGGATTAGCTAATATTGCATTAATTTGTGTTATTTTCATAATATTGTTAAGTTATTATTAATATTATAATTACCTGTTTCACCTCTATATAATAATTGATATTCGTCATAATCAATACCATTTATAGGATTAATAGGTTTAATAAGATCATATCTATAATGTATTTTACCATTAATAGATTTAGCACCAATTATCTTACCTTTGTATTTATAATTAGTTAGATTAGTATTAATATCATTTAATAGATTATCTAATTGGTTATTAACAAATATTAGTTCTGTTAAATATATAATCATTGAAGACCAAGGTATTTGTTTATCCTTATTTCTATTAATTATGTATTTAGTAGCTATTTTAGTTGTTAAATTGTATTTCTTAACAATATCTAATAATTTGATACTCAATATATTAGCTTGATGTGTATTCCTACCATAAATATATAATTTCCATCCAGATAATCGCATAATATCTCTTGTATCAATATGTATATAATTCCATCTATTTGTTGTATTAGCCATAACAATAGCGCCAAATGTGTTAACTTGTGATTTTTTAAATGTGGTTAAATATTGGGTGATAGATTACTCGCAGTAACTGTTATCAGAGGTAAAACAATACAATTATATTCATTATTAGCTGTTCCCTCCTAAATATCGATAAACATTTAGTTATCAGATCTCTCCTTTTAGAACATTTATCTTATCATTTATGTGATAAGCACTAATAATGAATACAATTATACTAAATGTACATGAATAATACACTATAATATAATCCATAGTACATAATTAACTCTATCTACTGTTGTGAATTAATAGTATATAAGATAATAACCCTTGTTTTACTCTAACATATTGTACAATTCTGCTAGAATCTTTATTAGTTCCCTTTATTTACATTGGCTAACAGTATTAAAATACTAAGAACTGCCAAATGTTCCCCAATTTCGGTCATTGATTACTATCTTATATACCATATCTTAATGTACTATAAGAATAGATATAATACTTGGCTTCATTTGAATACCATAATACTAACCTATTCTTATAACACAATTACTTACTAATTAAAGAAAAATAGGAGAGATAAACTCGTTGTAAACCTCTCCTAATCTAACTAACCCTATGTACTCCCAAAATCTTGTAGACTAAAGATAGTAATACATCATAAGCAGAGTATTAACTCTGCCATTTGATTGCTTTTACCACTGTTCCTGGTACATCTAATTCAGCACCTTCTTCTGTATTATCATACAATTCTTTATTATTAGTTCTTATGAAACCAGTAAGATTGAATTTTCCTTCAGTCATACCAACTCTGAACCACATTTGTCCATCTGTTTGAACTCCTTTTTGAAATACTTGTAATTTTTTCATCTTTTTTCTTTTTAATTGTTATTTTAATTGTTATGCCGGGTGTTTCCGGCTGATTGTAAGATGGGGAGGGATGTTTTAGGGGTGGTTCACAAAACCATTCACACACAAATTTTTCTAATACACAAAAAATAATTATATTGACTATCAACTACTTGTATTTAACTATTTGGAAATCAGTTAAAAATGTTGTATATTGTGAAAATCAAATACAAAAATAAGAAAAAGCCATGAAAAACACACTTTATATCTCAAAAACTAGTAAATAATTTGGAAAAACCTAATATATTTCGTATATTTACATAAATTGATCTCAGATCTCAAGGTTTAGAATCTGTTAGATAAGTAGATAGTCAAGGCTTGTATAGGTTCAAATCCTTAATCTACTGCAAATATTAAAACAAATGAAATTGATAGAATTTATGAACACTAGTAGTTTTATAGGAAACTACGAAATCACTAAAGACAATAAGAAAACCATATTAATGGTCCTAGGAGCTTTACTAATTTATAAAATTATATTCTAATGTTAAAATTTAATAAAACATGTGGATATGATAAAAGAACAATGAAAGATAATATATCACAATGTGAATATTATACTCATGTTTCTCAAGTAGAAGATACAGTAATAATTAAAGTATTAAAAGATCATAAATTAGAACAGTTAGTTATATTTAATAAAAAATTACCTAATAATTATACAATTAGAAATTATGGAAAAACCAGATAATCCGTGGGGAAATCATGGAAAACTAGCAGTAGGTTTGTTAATAGGATTAACAGCTTTAGTTGCCTTACTTATTATAACAGGACAAATGTAATATGAGCATCTTTAAACTTAAACAAGGGAATCACTATTCCAAACCATTTAAACCAGGATTTTACTGCGGAAAAATGGTTATAAGTAAAAGAGTTAAGTTTTCAGATGAATGCCTTATTAACCCAGGAAACAGTCAAATAAACAAATTATTTGGTGTATCCTTAGATCCATTAAACCGCAATAGTTTAAGGATAGGTTGGAAACCGCATAACAACAAAATGTACTTATATTCATATGTACATGAGAAAGGTAAGATAAATAGGAACAAACAGATTATGATATCCTTTATGTACACTAACATATACTGTGATATGAGTATTACAATAACTAGAAATCTAGTAAAGTTTAAAGTAGGTGATAAACAAGTAATAATAGAGAACGATAATAGTATAAGATTATTCGGATGGAAGATGGGTTTGTATTATGGAGGCAGTATACCTGCACCAGCAAACATGGAGGTAGAAATTGAAGATATCAATACCAGTAAGAACAAGGAGGGAATTATTCAGTAAATACTTACTATTTCTTAATCCAATTATTCAGTTAAAACAGGATGAAAGAGATGTACTAAGTAGTTATATGACTTATTATGATTTATACTATGAGAAAGATTATAACGCGGAAACCTTTTACAGCTTATTATTCTCAGATGGAGTTAATAATTCAATAAAGACCAAATTCAATCTAAGTGATCAAAGATATAAATCTATTATGAAGATACTTGAAAAGAAAACATATATTAAAGACAATAGAATAAATAAGAACTTATTACATCCTATAATTAAAAAGGATTACACAATTAACTTAGAATTCACAAATGGGTAAAAAACCAAAGAATATAGATGAAGAAACACTTATAAAGATATCACAGGAAGAAAAACTCCCATTATATATCATTAAGTACATTTGCCATTCTCCGTTTGATTTTTTGAAAAATGAAGTTATGTACAAAGAGAAACTTGAAACCTTTCACTTTTCTAAATTAGGTAAATGGGCTGTAGCTCCAGGTAAGAAGAAGAGAATATTAGATTATATGGAAACACCAGAAGGATTAGCTAATCCTTATATGATAGAACGTAAGAAGAAATGGGAAAAATTAAAGATATAATCATAGGTTGGTCTAATGTAGTTCTTGAACAATTAAACTTATTAGATAAAGAAACTAAAGCTGAATCTGAGAGAAGATTAAAAATATGTACTCCTTGTGATAGTAATAGTACTAAAAGTAAGATAGACTTACATAGTACATGTAAATCATGTGGATGTAACCTATTAGCTAAAAGTAAATCTCCAGCTAGTAAATGTCCTAAAAACCTATGGTAGAAGATATTGAATTAATAGTTAAAACTAATATATATTCTCCTGATAAAAAACTTATCAAAAGAAATGTTATAAGAAAGATATTAGTTAATATATTTGATATAAGAAATCCAAGAGAGATATTAAACAAAAAAGGAGATATAATTAAAACAGCATGTGAAATAACAATAAAAGATTTTGGAGATATAGTAGTCAATCATTCATATGATTATATAAAGAGTCTAAAAGAGGAAGAATCTAAAACAGAAATAGGATTTAAACAAAATGGGAAAAGCATCCGTAAATCTAATAGAAACAACAAACGACTGGGATACTAAATTAGAACAACTAATGAAAATGTATTCACAAATTAAAATGGGAACAGGGTTAAACAACAGTATGGAAGAAGATATGTTAAAGAGATTAATGGAGATGATGAATAAACAATTAGATCAATGGAAATAAATCATAACAATTTTAAAGCTATTGGAACTAAGCTAATAGTAGAACTAATCAAAGAATCTAGTATTACAGCTGCAGGTATTATTAAACCTGATACAGTAGTAGATTTTGAGCTTTGGGCTAGAGTTATATCTGCGGGAGCAGATATAAAGGATATCAAACCTAATGATCTTATCATGTATAAAGCCGGGTTAGCTAAATCAAATGGGTTTATTCCTATTGGTGATAGGTTCTTTACTATCTTAGAATATTACAATGTAGAAGCAGTGGTATCAGATGAACTTGTAGAAGAGATAAAGATGACAGAATCTAAAATGGAATTAGTAAGAAAACTTAGCTAATGAAAATACCTGATCAATTTACTGTAATGGGACAAACTGTTAAAATAGTTTGGGATGATGTTAAATGCCAAAAAGGTAATATTTATGGATTAACAGACTTTGATCAGAATGTAATATATTATGCCAAATATGATTTATCTGGTAAGAAGCCTAAACGGCTCCCTAAATCCAAAATAGATCAAACAGTGTGCCATGAAGTTGCCCATTACTTCTTGCATGCTATGGGTGAAAATAAACTCTGTTATAATGAGAGGTTTATAGATCTCCTAGGTTCATGCATTTATATGTACATTACCTCAAAATCCTAATGAAAGTACAAGGAACAATAGATGATAATTTCTGGAGTATGAATCCAGAATTAAAGGTACCTGAGAAATTAGGTGAATTTCATAAGAAAGATAAATCTTTAAATAAAAAGGATTCAAGTAAGATCATGTGGGCTATCTATATGTTAACACATAAGGATAGTATATACAATGATTTACCTATTAGAGAGAAAAGAGAATTAATAACCAGAGACTTCTTAAGAGAACCTAAGTTTGATTGGAGTAAATTAAAAGATGTAATTAAAGCATTTGAAGATACTACTTTAACTGTATTAGGCAAACAAGTAATGGAGTTTAAAAGATTACTTGATGAAAGAGCTGAATACATGAAAACTGTTAAATTTAATCTTAGTACTAGAAAAGATATAACAGAAATGATGTTAGAAACTAATAAGTTAGCTAAAGAATATGATTTCCTAGTTTCACGATTAAACTTAGAATCAGATGAAGGAGAGATTAAAGGTGGAGAAATGGAATCACTTAATGATAAAGGACTTATTTAATGAATACATATACCGAAGAAGAACTAGAAAATCTAGCTAAGATGTTTAAAGAAAAACATACAAGAGATGTAGCACTAGAAATAGTTAAACAATTATCTTTTAAAGACTTTATATACTTCAATTATTATCTAATGACTGAATTAAAACTATATAGTTTTAACTTTGATCAAAAGTTAGCATTTGATATGTTAAAATATGATCTAAATCAAGAATCAGAAAAATTAAATAATGATTAATAATCACCTATTTGTAGAAGAAGTTCAAAAATATCATCCTAAGTCTTTACAGTATTTAGAATATTGGCGGGAACAAAAAAGGAGAATTATAGAAGGAGTGTGGATTGGTAATCACTGGTGTCCTCCTTCTTTATATTTTTATTTAAACTTCGGTACAATATGGTTAAAGAAAACCAGATACTCTAAATCTCAAATTAAAGGGCAACCTAGGAACTTAGATTACTTATGGCCACTCAACTATCATTGGATGCTTGCAAGAGGTTTAAGTGGCTTTGAAATGCTTCCTGATCCTACTGAAGATGAATTAAAAGATATCCTATTAAATGGATCTAAAACAGGTAGTTTAGGTAAACCATTATATCTTAATGATCCTAAGAACCTAATTCTTATGACAGGTAGAGGTTCAGGTAAAACAGCTTGGGCAGGTAATGAGGTAGCTAGAGAGATTATAACAGGTGCAGCTAGAGAATTCAATCCTAGTGAAGTAACTAAAGCTGATATAATTATTGGTGCATTTGATAGTAAGTTTTCAGATTTACCATGTAAGGCAGCACAGTTAGCTTTAGAAGAACTTCCAGGTGGTCAAATTATTAATGGTAAATACTATCCTTCCCCTTTCTCAGTTAAACTATCAGGTACATGGAGAGCAGGAGATAAACCATTAGAACACTTATATGAGAAAAAGATAAATGGACAATGGGAAAAGAAGGGTAGTAGATCAAGTATTAAACATAGAACATATAGAGATAATCCTTTTGCATCACAAGGAGGTAGATATACCTTAAAGATAGCAGAAGAGATAGGTATGTGGGATAACCTTATAGAGTGTCATAATGCAGATGAAAACCAAACTATTGGTAATAGTAAGTTAGGTAGTACCTTATACATAGGTACAGGTGGAGATATGGGTGGAGGAACTATAGCAGCATATAAAATGTTTTATGAACCAGATGCTTATAACTGTATTGCAATAGATGATATATGGGAAAACAAAGGTAAAATAGGTTATTTTATTCCAATAGAAAATACTAAGATAGATTACAAAGATCAACAAGGTATAACTAATCTACAAATAGCTACTACAGGAGAAGATAAGATGAGAGAGACTAAAAAGAAAGCTAAGGATAGATCTGTATATCATGATTATGTAGTATACAATCCTAGAGTACCTAGTGAGATCTTTTTAACATCTACTCAGAATATATTCCCAGTACATGATCTAGCAGCTAGATTAGGACAATTAGAAGCAGATAAAGACTTTAAGAAAGCTGAATATCATGGTAGATTAGTTGTAGATGAATTAGGAAAAATAGAATGGAAACCTGATGAGAATGCTTTACCTATATATGATTATCCTTTAACTAAGAAAGAGAACATAGATGGTAATATAGTTATATATGAACATCCTTATGTAGATGATGATCTTAATGTACCTTATGGTAGATATATATCAGGATTAGATCCTTATTCACATGCAGAAGCAGAAACCAGTACATCTTTAGGTAGTTGTATTGTATATGATAGATTAACTAAAAGAATAGTAGCTGAGTATTCAGGTAGACCTTCTACAGAAGTAGAGTTCTATGAGAATAGTAGAAGACTTATAAAGTATTATAATTCTTTGTGTTTATATGAAAACATGATTCCTGGATTTAAATCTTATCTTCAGAATAAAAATGAATTGTATATATTAGCAGCTCAACCTAGTGTACTTAAAGATGTTATACAAAATTCTAAGGTTCATAGAGGATTTGGATTCCATATGACTGAAGAAATTAAACAATGGGGTATAAGCTTAATTAATACATGGTTAAGAGATGAAGCTTATGATATTGAAGGTAAAACAGATTTGACTAATGCACACAAAATACGTAGTATATCTATATTAAAAGAATTATTAATGTTTAATCCTGATGGTAACTTTGATAGAATAGTTGCTTTAATTGGTGTATTAATATTTAACGAAGAAATAAAGAAATACGCATACAGAGAAAAAGATAAAGAAGATAATATCAAACCAGCTCATCTATCAGAATTCTTTAACCGCCCTAAACTAAACTCTAATAGAGTATATTTCTAATGAACATATTTGAACTTTCAACTAAATCAAAAACAGATAGAACTGGATTTCCTAGACAAAAACTATCAATTAAAGATAAAACACAAGAATGGAAAGAAGCTTGTGTTGATGGTGTTATAAACATCTGTAATCTTAATTCTAATAAACGTAGAACACCAAACTCTCAAAAGAAAAGAAACTATGATTTATTTAATAACAAAATAAACAGAGCTGATTTTGATTATGTGCTTAATCCCTTAGGTATGACTCCTGAGATATTAAATAATTATCAAATGCCTGCTAGCTTACAACCATATGATGTAGTATCTAGTATATTTATGTTATTATTTGGTGAGGAAGCTAAAAGACCTTTTAGTCCTGTAGTTAGAGCTATTAATGAATCTGCTACATCTGTTAAACAAGAAAAGAAGAAAGAAGAAATTCTTAATGTACTATATGAATACTTAGCAGATGTACAAGCTGATGATGAGTATATTCAAAATAAACTTAAAGAATTAGAAAACTATACACCTAATGATATCAGAGAACTTAATACTACAAGGCTATTAAGTTATTTAATGAAACATGAGAAGTTAGATGATACCTTTCAAAAAGCTTGGGAAGATGCACTTATTGCTGGAGAAGAAATATATTCAGTAGATGAGATAGGTAATGGACCCAAAGTTAGAAGAGTTAATCCTATGCAGATTAATTATATAATGTCTGATAATGAAGACTATATAGATAATGCAGATAAGATATATGAAAGGAATATTATGAGTGTTAGTGAGATTATAGATGAATTCTATGATATATTAACATCAGATCAAATAGATGATTTAGAAAGACATAATTCAGGAATGGATACAATCTATAGTTATAACTATATGAACAATGTACCAGTTGCTGATTACTTTCCAGGTGGTTCATTCTTAGGTGGTAACATACCTATGGTTAATAGTATTAATGATATTAATAGTGTACAAGGTATTTATGTACATCGTGTAAGATGGAAGTCTAAAAGAAAGATAGGTATTCTACATTATATAGATGAATTTAGTGAAGAACAAGAAATGCTTGTAGATGAACTATTTAAACCTAACAAGAAAGATCCTAATCAATATGTAGAATGGATGTGGATCAATGAATGTTGGGAAGGTATTAGAATAGGTCAGGATATGTACTTAAATGTTAGACCTAGGAAAAATCAATTTAGAAGTATAGATAGTTTATCTGAATGTAAAACAGGTTATGTAGGCACATTGTATAATGCTAATAATTCACAAAGTACTAGTCTAATGGATAGATTAATACCTTGGGTTTATTTGTATTTAATCATATGGTATAGAAATGAATTACTTATTTCTACTAATTGGGGTAAGATAGCTTTAATAGAAACTACTATGATTCCTGATGGATGGGAAACAGAAAAGTGGTTATATTATGCTAGTATTATGAAAATAGGATTTGTTAATAGTTACAATGAGAGTTCTAAAGCTGAGAGAAATGGTACAATGAATCAATCTCAACAAAATAAAGCTTTAGATCTTGAAACAGGTAATGCTATTCAATTCAATATATCTTTACTTGAAAAAATAGAACAAAAGATAGAAGATACATCAGGTGTATCTAGACAAAGAAAAGGAGATATTACTTCTAGTGAATTAGTAGGTAATACAGAAAGAGCTGTTATTCAATCTAGTAATATAACTGAAAAATGGTTTAAATTACACAATTTAACCAAAGTAAGAGTATTAGAACACTTAGTTAAAGTAGCACAAGATTGTTATCAGGATAAAGGTAAAAGTTATCTTTATGTAACTGATGATATGCAAACTATATACGGTACTATTGAACCAGGTAGTATATCAGATGCTGATATTGGAGTATTTATTACAGATAGTTTTAAAGATCAAATGATCAGAGAAACATTTAAACAATACTTAAATGAAGCACTACAAAATGATAAAATAGAGTTTTCTATGGTAGCAGATGTTATAGCTAGTGAATCTACGGCTGAACTTAAGAGAAGCTTACAAAAAGCTGAACAAGAAAGAGCTGAACAAAATCAAGCTAATCTAGATGCTGATAGACAAGCACAAATACAAATGCACCAAGAAGCTATGGATTTTGAACGTGAGAAGTTAGATAGAATAGATGCTATTGAAGCCTTAAAAGCACAAACTCAAATCATGGTAGCTGAATTAAGAGCTTTAGGATCCATTGGTATGGAAAACCCTGATGCAGATGGTAATGGTCAAATAGATGCTATAGAAGCAGCTAAATTAGCCTTAGAACAAACTAAGCTAGCTACAGAACAATTACTAAGAATCAAAGAGATAGGTGTTAAATCTAAAGAATCTATTGATAAGGTAAAACTAGAGAAAGAGAAACTAGCTCATGAGAAATCAGAAAATGAGAAAGATAGAAAAGTTGAAAGAGAAAATATGAAAAACGATGAAAAAATTGCCAGATTAAACGCAAAATCAAGAGCTAGTGCAGCTAAAGCTAAACCAAAACCAAAGAAATAATGACTGAAGCTTATCAGATAACATTTTATAAAGATGGAGAAGAAGTAGATATGGTATTCTTTATGAAGAAAGATATTAATGAAAGTGAAGGATATACTTTATCAGAGTTTATTAAAGAATATGTACAGATTAACAATATAGAGTATGATAAGAAGACTAAGGAGCTAGTTGATATAGAATTATGAAATCAGGATATAAAATATGTATAACTTGTAAAAGGAGTAAACCCTTAAACAAATTCAATTCTTATAAAATACAATTTAAAGGAGTTGAAGGTATATCACAAGATTGTAGTCAATGTGCTCTAGATAAATACAGTATTAAAACTAAGCCAAAACCTAAGAAATCTAAAAAGAAATATAATAAGTTAGTAACAACAGAAGAATATGATAGATTATATAATAAACAAGATGGTAGATGTAAAATTTGTAGTATTCATCAATTTAATCATGATAAACCTTTATGTGTAGATCATGATCATAAGACAGGAGAAATTAGAGGTCTTTTATGTAATCAATGTAACCTAGGGTTAGGTCTATTTAAAGATAATCCAGATAGCTTATTAAATGCGATAAAATATCTATTAAAAAAGCTTACTTAATGAAAAATCACCAAATTTTTCCGACCTCCTTGAAAAATATTAGCCATAAGACAACCAATTGAATTTCAGCACTTTTTTGGAAAACAGAAGAATATATTGTATCTTTGCATAAAATTTTATTAAAATAAATGAACGGAACTGAGGGATTAAACTTCAATTTTATACCAGATCTCGATACACCTCTAGATAATATTACACCTAGAGACTTTGTAAGTGATTTGGAAGAAGTTGATGGTTTAGAGGATACTAATAAAAGTACAGAAGAAAGTCCAGTTAAAATCCTAGCTCAATATGCTAAGGAAAAAGGACTTGTAAACTATAATGATGAAGAGTTTGAGGATTCAGAAGAATTCCTTAATTCACTATTCAATAAATCAAAGCAGGATGCTATTATGAATGAGATTAGCTCATATAAAGATAGCTTACCTGAGAAACTTAAATATCTAATTAATTCATATGAAGAAGGAGTACCTTTTCATGAACTATTAGAATCAGAACAAAGATCTAGCTTATTTTCAACTATTACCGATGAACACTTGGAGGATGAATCATATCAAAAAGATATACTTTCGTCCTTTTTAAGTTATCAGGGTTTTACTGATGAGGAGATAGAAAATAAACTAAAACAATATAATTCTGCTGGATTATTGAAAGATGAAGCTAAAACTGCCTTAGGTAAACTAAAACAGATTGAAGTTAGAAACCAGCAAACTATGATTGAAAAAGCTAAAACTGAAAAACAATCAGAAATTAACAAATATCAAGAACAACTTAAAAATATAGAGAATTCTATTCTTAATATGAAAGAAGTTTTACCAGGTATTGAGTTATCTGATGAGAATAAGAAAGCTATGATTGATATGTTCACTAAACCTGTAGATAAGGTAAATGGTAAACCTATTAATAAAATACAACAATTACAAATGAAAGATCCTAATTTTATGTATAAAGTAGCTTATGCTGCTATGACTAATTGGGATTTTGCTAAGAAATCTGAATCTCAAGCTTTATCTAAAGTTAAACAACAAATAAATTCTTTAAGTGATGAGAAATCATCACTTAAATTAGATGCTTGGAGAAAAGGATTAAAAGCTTTAGAATCAAAACATAATATATTTAAAAAACAATAAACATAAATGGCAACACAAGGAATTAGTGATTTGCAGGTTAGTGCTTCGCAAAGTTGGTCAGGTTTAACAACTGAAAACCACTTATATGCGATCTCTCAAAAAGAGCCTCAACTTGCATCAAGTATAATGACTCAAATCTTCAATCAGAAGATGAAAGTAGGTTTAGATACATTCCTATCTAAATACCCTACTAAATACATGGAAACAGATGCAGATGTGCGCTGGATGTTAAAAGGTGATGATGAAAGACCTATTAGCATTGTATCATATGCTTCTGCAGATACCAATCGCCCAGGTATAGGTAAAGAAATCTTTGAACTTACTGTAGCAGAAAACTTTTTCTCTGTAAGTGATTTTATCATCTTTGATGATAGAAAATTCGGTGTACGAGTAATTGATCAGGGTTTCCCTGCAGGTTCTGGTAACACATGGACTTATAAAGTACAAAACATGAGTGGTAATGTTAATGACTTTGTGCCTCCTGCTTTGCTTACAAGTGCTAGGAAAGTATCTAAACAACATAACATTGTAACTACTACTCTTAATCAAGAGTATACTCAAACAAACTATAGTTCTCACTTTGAAATGAGAAACCAGTTTTCTATGATGTCTATGGAACAAATTGTAGCAGGTAACATGTGGAATCATCCATTGATTATCTCTATGACTGCTCCTAATGGTGAAAAACTACAAACATGGACTAGATATCAGGATGTAGTAACTGAGTGGCAATGGAGAATGAATAAATCAAGACAATTGATGTATTCAGAATCAAACAAAAACCCAGGTGGAACATATGATCAAAAATCAAGCAATGGTTTTATTATAAAACAAGGTGCTGGTTTACGTCAACAAATTTCACCTTCTTATAGATTTAGCTACAATACTTTAACACTTGATTTGTTATATGAAGTAGGTCTTAATCTTAGCTTAAATATTCTACCTGAAGATGATAGAGAATTCTTGATTCTTACAGGAGAAAGAGGAATGATTAAATTCCATAGATTAATTGAACAAAATGTAGCTCTTACTAATCCAATGGGTAACCCTGCTAGATTAGGTGGAAGTGGACAAGCATTAACTTTTGGTGGACAATATATTAGTTTCACTGGACCACAAGGTATTAAATATACAGTTATGCACATGCCTGAATATGATGATCCAATCCACAATAGATTAGAGCATCCAGATGGTGGATTCACTGAAAACTACAGGTACACAATTATGAACATTGGTACATCTAATGGTGAACCTAATATCCAAAAATACTCTGTTAGAAATAGAGAAGATATCAAATGGTATGTAGCAGGTTCTACTTCTCCATTTGGTCCACAAAAAGGTGGAATGGGTAGTTCTAAAGTAGATGGTTATCAGATCTTCTATCAAACAATGCAAATGCTTAAATTAACAAATCCTTTAAGTGCTGCAGAATTAATTCCAAATATAGTATATTAATTATAATGAGTAATACAAATAATAAAGATAAGGAAACAATTAAAGGTGAGGTAGCTAAGGTTACTTCACCTGAAGTTGTGGTGATGAAGGAACAGATGGGTTCTTTATTAGACAACATAACTGGTAAATATACCATTAAACTAAATCCACTAAAACAAACCTGGTTAGCTGAAACTAATTCATCTCATGATGGAGCTCAGTTATTCTCAAAAGCTTTTCACAGCTTTTCTCCAGGTATGTTTACAACAGGTTTACTAAATACAGGTTTAACTCCTGAATTAGAAAAAGCATTTGAAAAAGAGATGCATTTACAACCTGGAACATTAAGTAAATACAATAAAGACTATTGGAGTACTTATAGTATTAAAATACCTAAAGATGGTAGGAAATTAGATTGTGATTCTAATATGACTGATAAGCTTGCTTATTTAGTACTTAAGGCAGAATCTCAAACAGCAATGGGAAAAGTAGCTATGTCTATGATTGAGCTTCAAACTAATGCATTCACTGAATACATTGTTATGAGTGATGAAGTAGAAGCTAGAAATACTAAAACAACACTTAATGTTAAATCTAAAGCATTTAAGTTTTATAACACAATGACAATTGAAGATCAAAAAGATTTCTTAAGAGTATATAAAGAAGGTGCACGATATAAGATAGGTGATAATAGTAAGAACGAACTAATTGAATCTAAAGTACTAGAAATAGTAGATAATGAACCACAAGAGTTCTTAGATTTAGTTCAGAATACAAACTATAAAGATATGTTATTTTTATCTAAGTGTTTTTTGAACAGATTAGTTAACAGATCAGGTAGCAAATATGTTACTCCTGAAGGTGAAGTAATTGGTAATAGTTATTTAGATGCTATTCAAAACTTACAAGATCCTAACTTCAATGCTGTTAAAATATCTTTAACAACTAAGTTACAAGCTTTAAATAAATAATGTTAATATCTGAACTTCATGAAAGATTTAGAGTTAATCTTGATAAGATTGATAGCTTCAGTGCACCAGAATACACACCTGAGCATATAGATATTCTATTAAATCAGGCACAAGATAGATTAATTGAGCAAGTAACAGCAAAAGGAATAGAGAGTACACAAACAGTAACAGATTATATTTCTAAGTTAATAGTATCAGCAAATATAAACACCTTCTCTAATGATCAATTTTCAGAAACAGGAGGATATTATGCTAACTTACCAGATAACTATAGAAAGATGGTTAAAGAGAAACTACTATTAGCTTATCCTAATTGTAGTCCAACTAAATCAGGTAACATAAAACCTAATACTAGGTACTTTGTTATAGGAGGAAGTTTAACATATGCTAATAATCTATATACTGAAAATAATACTTTCATAAGTACAATAGGATACTACAATTATACAGGAACAGGAAAAGCTTATGAAGCTGTAAACAATACTAAAACAATTGTTAAACCTGTTACAAGAGATAAGTTTATGGATTACATAAACAATCCTTTTAAAGAACCTGATACAGATATAGTATTAAGATTAGCAGTATCAAGAACAAATGTTCCAAAAACATATGAACTAGTACTTCCAATCCCTTCTAAACCTTTAACTTATGCAATTGATTATATCAGACAACCAGCTCAAATACGATGGGGAACTCAATATGCAACTCCTACTACAGATGTAGAATGTGAATTAGATATTGAAGCTCAAATTAAAATAGTAGATTGGGCAGTTGAAGAAGCAAAACAAATATTAGCTTTTCAATCTAAAGAACAAGTAAAACAATTAACATAAAATGAACTTTACAACAATAAAATACACTGCTCCTGAAAGAGCTGCCCAAAAGACTCAAGGTATTGGTGAAAATCAAATAGTATTAGCTAATGATCTAAACGTATTACTTATTAATGTACTAAATAACTTAAATACATTATTACCTAATTATGCAGATGATGCAGCTGCAGCTACTGGAGGAATTCCTGTAGGAGGATTATACAGAAGTACAAGTACAATTAAAGTAAGAATTGCTTAATTTAAAAACAATAAACAAATAAAAATAAAATAAAATATGTCAGTTTTCACAACAAATAACATGATCTCAGTATTGATTGGAAGATCAATACCTAGAACAGCTAGTGTTCAAATTACAGATTCTTCAGCTTCAGGATATATAGCCGATGGTGAAGTACTGGCTCTGAATTATCTAGATCAACCACTAACAGCAGGACAAACTATTTCAGATAGTCCTTACATCAGACTTGTACAACGTTCAGGTGATAGATTAATCTTCTCTCCTAGAATTAATGGAGTAGGTGTAAAATCTTATAAAGGACAATCAGGTTCTGCAGCTCAAGAGCAAATTTATGTACTAGGTTATAATGGAACTTCTAGTTCTATTGATCTTACTACAATTGCTAAAATCCTTAAAATTACTTATACATTTGATGAAAATATCTGGTTAAACCAACAATTTAAAAGATCATATGTATCCCAAGCTACAACTCAAGCTGAAGTAGCTAATGATATAGCTACAGTTATGAATGCTGATGGTTTAAATGCTCTTATGGGTAATGGTAATTCAGCTGGTGGATATATTAAAGCAGAAATCCTTTCAAATGATGCAGCAGCTGCTCTTGGAGCAGGTACAGTTTCAGTAGTTAAAGGTTCACCTACTATAACAGCTTCTTCAGCTTCACACGGTTTAACTGTTGGAGAATGGATTAGAATTGGTTCAGTAGCTACTACTACAGATCCTGTTTACAAAGTAATTGCAGTATCAGGTGTAACTATTACAGTTAGTATGCCTTATCAAGGTTCAACTGCAACTGGAGTAACTGCTGGTCAAATTACAACTGCTAATGCTGCTACAATGGCTGCTGGAGTAAAAATGACTGGTTTATCTCTAAGTTTTGGATTAATGCCTTATAGTAACTTCAAACATATGAAAGTTACTTTCAAAGTACATCCTGGTGATGGTTGGGGTTCAACAGCTCTTACTAAAACACAAGAAGCTTCTAAAGGAGCAGGTACTTATGAAATAGTAGCTGAACAAGAGCATTTTGCTAACAAATTTGAAGGTCTTCAAAATCAATCAGTAACACCATTTGCGTATACTAATAAAGCTGATGCTATATCAGGTACATTGTATGATGTTATTCAAATTTTCTTCGCAGAACCAGGAATGGATTCAACAGCTATTATGGCTAATGCCCCTGCAGATCAACAAATTGCTATCTATTTAGTAGATGGAGCTCCACAACAAGGAACCCTTAGAGGTCAATTAAATCCTTGGATGGCAAGTACTCCTAGACAATTAGCTAATATTGGAGCACTTTAATTTTAACCTTTAAAACAAGAATATAATAAAATGGCAAATGAATTAACAGCTGTAAGAGCTGTAACAGGAACACTAACATTAGCAAGCACAACTACAGTGAACTCTTCAGTAAGAGTTCCTGCAGGAGCTGTTATAACAGGTATAGTTATGAAAAATAACGAATTACTTGTTGGAGCAGGGAATGTAACAGTTGTAGTAGATACAGTAGCTCAAATGACTGCTGCTGCTGCAACTCTAACTGCAGCTAATGTTTCTCGATTTACACCAAATGCAGCTGCTGTAACAACCAGCTCAAATAATGGTGGTCTAGTAGGAGTAACAACTAGTACAAATACCGTAGGATCTGTAGATGTAACAGTTTTCTACTACATGGCATAAAGATAGCCTACTAATACATCAACCTAAAGGAGGAGATATTCTCCTCCTTTTTACTTTAAACTAAAAAATAATGCCACAAACAAATACAGATTTAGAATTAAACTTTAGTATATGTGAGCAGGATGGTTGTAGGAATTTTTCATTAGTAGATACAACTAAAATATATAATGTTATTACTAATCCTGGAGGTTGGACAGATCCAAATCCAGAACTATCTGAAGTAGATACATGTACATTAGATATAGAATTACCTGATGATACAGTAATAACTCTTAATATATTAACCCTCTTTGGAGGATTAATACCAAACCTTGATAATTCAGAAGTAGTAATAACTGCTACAGATTTAGGTCTATCAGATAAACTTCCTGATGGTATATATAAATTTACATATACTTGTACTGGAAGTACTATAGGTGGTGAAGATATAGGTTGGATAAGTTCTACAAGCAAGTATTTCTTTTTTACTTGTCAAACACAATGTAGAACTGATAAAATGTTTGGATTAATTAAAACAGAAGAATGCTCATCTTGTAAAGATACTATCTTAAAAGATGTTATAAACGCACAAATATATATAGATGCTGCACATAAAGCTGCAGCATGTACAAAATTAAATATGGCTGAGAAACTATTAGCAAGAGCTAATTTCATAGCTAGTAAAAACGGATGCTCTAGTTGTTAATATGGGATGTTGTGATGATAATAATACTCTAGGAGTTCCTAAAGGGAATGATGGAGAACAAGGAGAACCAGGTACTTCAGGTACAAATGGTGCACCAGGTGAATCAGTAGCATACACATTAACTACTATAGATCCAGGTGTAGATTGTCCAAATGGAGGATATCAAATTGAATTAGGACCTGATGCCAATGGTGATGGTGTTCCTGATACTATTCAAGATACATTAATTATATGTAATGGAGAAGATGGAACTAGTGGTTCAGATTATGAATTTCCTTTTAAACCAATTCTTTATGTATATGATGATCCAGATGATTTAACTAAATTTGATGCAACAGGATTAGGTGAAGGTATATATGATGGTTGGAAAATATGCAATGGTCAAAATTCTACTCCTGATTTAAGAGGTAGAGTTATAGTTTCTCAAACTAATTTAGATAATACTAATTATGCTTATTCTAATGCTGTTAAAAATGATACAGATTATGATACTTGTGGAAACACTGGTGGAAATAAAACAGAAATATTAGCTAAAAATCATATACCTAAGCATCAACATACTGTTAATACAAGTACTTCAGATGCAGGACAGATAGCAATATCTAGTGGTGCACATACACATAGTTATACAAACTGGCCTAATCAAGCTGATATAGGTAATGGTGGAAGTTCAGCAACTAATAATGGAACAGCAACTGCTCAAACTACAGGTGGAACAGGTGAACATACACACACAATTTCAGGTAATACAGGTAATGGTACTACAGATGAATTAAAATCTCCAGCAGATGGGCATCCTAATGTTCAACCTTATTTTGTTCTATTACCAATTATAAAAATTTAATGGAAAGATATTATATTTATAGACATATTAGATTAGATAATAATGAAACTTTTTATATAGGTATTGGTAAACTTACTAAAAAAGGTTATACTCGTGCTTATAATAAAAATAAAAGAAATAAATTTTGGAAAAATATAGTTAAGAAAACAGATTATCAAGTAGATATAATTTATCATTCTGATAGTCATGATGAAATATGTAAAAAAGAGATTCAAGCTATTAAACAAATAGGCAGAAGAATTACTAAAGAAGGATCTTTAGTTAATTTAACTGCAGGTGGTGAAGGAGTATTAGGTTATAGACACTCTAAGAAATCAATAGAAAAAGGAAGACAAACAATGAAAGAAACTATTAAGAAAAAAGGAATGTCTGAATCAGTAAAAAGAAACTGGTTTAAAAAAGGATGTAAAGGTAGATGTGAAATATTAGTATTGAACATTGAAACAGGTATTTATTATAATACTATAAAAGAAGCATCTATTTCTGCTAATTTAGATAGAAGATTACTAAATAAGAAAATACAAGGTAAATTAAAAAATAATACAAAATTTATAAAAATATGATATGTCAAATAACTGTAAAACAACGGAGGTTGATATGGGATTGTTAGGTCGCAAAGGTCCCCCTGGTCCACCTGGACCAATGGGTCCTCAGGGTCCAATTGGTCCTATGGGACCCCCTGGTCCTACTGGTCCTCAAGGTCCTATGGGATTAAAAGGAGATAAAGGTGATACTGGATCTCAAGGTCCAGCAGGTATTCAAGGAATTCCAGGTCCACAAGGACCAATTGGACTTACTGGAAGTACAGGACCTCAAGGAGCTATTGGACCAGCAGGACAAACAGGACCTGTAGGTGCAACTGGAGCAGCAGGAGCTAATGGTACTAATGGTACTAATGGTGATAAATATACTACAACTTCTACAACTTCTAATAGTATTTCAGTAGCTAGTAAGTCTTTTACTGTTCAAACAGGATTAGCTTTAGCTATTGGTCAAACAATTATAGCAGCTAATGATGCAACTCACCTTATGACTGGTACAGTTACTAGTTATAATTCAGGTACAGGTGCATTAGTTATGGATGCTACAAGTATTACAGGAACAGGTACATTTACTTCTTGGAGTATATCTCTAAGTGGTGCACCAGGTCCAGCAGGAGCTACAGGTGCACAAGGTCCAATTGGTTTAACAGGAGCAACAGGTCCTCAAGGTCCTCCTGGTCCTACTGGAGCTACAGGTCCTCAAGGACAAACTGGAGCAACTGGAGCACAAGGTGCAACTGGTCCTCAAGGTGTAGCTGGACCACAAGGTCCTATTGGATTAACTGGTGCTACTGGACCACAAGGTCCTCCAGGTTCAGGAGGAGGTAGTGTTGCTTATTTTGTATCTCCTGATCAATTTGGAGCTGTTCATCAAAATAGAACATTTGCAACAGCAGGTATATCACAAGCAACAATTAATGCAAATTATCCTGGTACAGGAGCTGTTACAACAGATCAAATAGATTGGGCTGCTTGGCAGTTAGCTGTTAATTCTGTTGCTGATGGAGGAACTGTAATAGGTTATGGTACATATTATATAAATAAAAGTATAACATTATCTCCACTTAAGTCTTATAATATTCAAGGTGGTATAATTAGAACTATGAACTCTACAGCATATTCTATGTTTTATAGAGCTGATCCACCAGATGGAAATACAGCTATGCAGTGGACAGATTATAATCATACTTTTAGAAATATGAGATTATATGGAGCTAATACACAAACAGGTATTGATATATCTTGTGGATATAACACTCTATATGAAAATGTAAGATTCTTTGATTTAGCTCATGCTTTACCAGTTACTTTTCAAATTAATGCAAGAGTACAAAATTGCTTATTTACAGGTTGTTTAAAAGGTATAACTTTAGGATTTGTAGCAGCTTTAAATCCTGCTATTTATCAATCTAATCAATGTGTAATTGACCATTGTCAATTCTCTGGTTTACCTCAAGTAGCTGGAGTAGCACCTTGTGATTATGCAATTAAAACTAATCAAGTATCAGGAACATTTATTAATTTCTGTATTATAGAAGGACAATCTTTTAAAAATGGTATAGAAGTTGTAAATAATGCAAGTACAGTTGTTAAAGATTTAACCATAGTTGGTACACATTTTGAATGTACTCAAGGTGCAACTGGTGCTTTTATCAAAGCTGATATTAGAGAAGGTGTAATTAGAGTACAAGGTGGATGGGGTCAATATGCAAGTATTCATTCAGATATTACAGCTTCTACAGGTACAGTTATTATGATTATAGAACAAATACCATATTGGGTACCTAATGCATCTAGTAAGATGTTTAAATCAACTGGAACTGTTCAATGGATATTTAGAGAATGTAATGGTAATCTATTTGATAGAAAAGATAGAAACAACGGAAGTGATTTAATTACACCTCTATTTGTAACTAATAATGTTACACAATGTACATCAAGTGTTTGTGGAGCAAGTAAATATATATTTTATGGAGCACCAGGTTCCAGCTATTAATTATGGAATATTCAGCAAAAGAAATTAATGAAAAAATTTTAAAATATGAATGCTGTTTAGCTAATACTGCATATAGTCTAGCTAAATCTGAGCAAAATGATAAAGATAACTATGATTGTATTAGAAATAAAGCACTATATATCAAACAAGGTACAAATACTTTAATAAGATATTATAACACTTTATCAGGAGGACAATCTGAAGGAACTCTAGATTTAACAGATTTTGAAGGAACTTTTCCTGGAACTTTTAATTTTAAAGTACTTATAAATGGTGTACCTACTTATGTAAGTACATCTGAGATTTATGATGATTTACAAGAACTAGTAGATGATATTTCTTCTGGAATAAACACCTTAGATTCTTTTACTTCTACTGTTAGTACTACTATTATTAGTATAGAAACTACTGATATTGCAAATACTACTATAGAAATAGAAATAACTAAATATACAGGATATGAACTTATAAATCCAACTGTAACAGGTTCAGCTATTTATAGTATGGTAGTAACACCAACATTATTTGCTTTTACATCTGTTTATAATCCATTAGATGATCTTTTATGGGTACTAGGTACTATTTCTCCAGAAGGAGCAGCAATTTCTTTTGTAGATATTAAAACAATGACTATAGAAGATTTTCAAGTATACTTAACTAATATTAGAAACTTTAATGGAAATGGTGCTCTAGGAGGTATGTACAATCCTACTAATAAAAAGATGTATTTTCCTGTATATGATGCCACTGATTTTTATGTAATTTCTATAATAGCTGATCCTACTGATAGTGATTATAAAGAAGTAGATACTACTTTACAGCCTGTAGCAACTACAGCATTTGTAAACTCTATGTTTTATAATGCTTATTCAGGATTAATGTATTTTAAAATTTCAACAGCAGCTTTAGCTCCAAGAATAGTAATAATGGATTCTACAGAAACTACTTTAGCTACTATTACTCCTACTAATGATGCTGCCCATTCTTTTATAAATGATTATAAAGAAGTAAGATGTGATTATGATAGATTAACAGGACATACTTATATTACAAGTAATAAAAGAGTACAAGTTATTGATTCTAACTCAGATTCTATAAACTTTAATACTGTTATTGCTGAATATACTACACCAAGAACTGCTACTCATAATGCTACTAGTATTGTTTATAAAGACACTAATACTTTTTTAGTTACTTTAGTAGATGCTACAGCATCAGCAACTCCAGTAACAGAATATGTTTATGAGATGGATAATGCTGGTAATTTTACTCAAGTACTTTCAGGATTAGGATTATTTAATATAAATATAACAGATGAGTTAATAATTGTAAACTTTAAAAGTACTTCTGATTCAAGTATAAATAAAGTACAAGCTTATGATTATAACTATAATTTGTTATCAACTAATTTAACAATTTCTAAAAGTTATACTACAGCAGTAGCTAAACAATCTGATAAAACAAGAGTTGTATATGTATTAGAAAATCAAGCTTTAATAGGTATTTTAGAGCCTGATATAGAAGAATTTTCAAATGAAGGAAGCTTAACAGAAATAGAAGAAGAAAGCTGTCGAATAACAGATGAACAAGTAAATAATATAATTGATAACTTAGATGGTATATGTTGTGATTCTTGTCAAGATAACATAGATCTAGTTAAAGATATAAATTAAAAATAAATAAAATGGGATTTAATCAAGATAATTTATATAGAACATTATTAACATGGTTGAAAAAACCTACATATAATGAAGATTATGATGTTCCTTTTACAGGAAAAGATCTTAAAATGCTTAGAGATGCTTTAATGTTAATAGGTAATAAACTTGATGCTTTAGAAGCAGCAGGAGGAGGATCAGGAGTACAATCAGTAACTGGTACTAATGTAGATAATACTGATCCTTTAAATCCAATAGTAAACTTAACGTCTAGTAATATCTTTGATAGCTCTTATGGAGATGTAGCAACAGCTATTGCTAATATTGATTTTGATCAGGGACAACTAA